GTTTATGGCACGGTCAAAGAGGACGGCACCCGCCAGTACCGCTATATCTGGGTGGAAGTGCCAAAAAAGAATGGGAAGTCCGAGCTGGGAGCTGGGGTGGCGCTGTATCACCTATATGCAGATGGTGAGATCAATGGCGAGGTGTACGGCTGCGCGGCAGACCGGGAGCAGGCGTCGATCATCTACGATGTGGCCAGCAAGATGCTCGAGCTTGTGCCGGCATTGCTGAAGCGGTCTAAGATCCTGCCATCCTACAAGAAGATCAGCGATAAGGTAAGCGGATCACGGTACAAGGTCATGTCCTCAGAAGCATACACCAAGCACGGGTACAAACCGAGCGCGGTGCTGTTTGATGAGATCCACGCGCAGCCGAACCGCGAGCTGTGGGATGTAATGACGCACGGATCCGGCGCAAGCAGAGCCCAACCGATCTGGTGGAATTTCACCACGGCGGGCAAGGATCCTGACCGGGTGAGCATTGGGTGGGAGCTGCACGATTACGCCATGAAGGTTGCTTCAGGAGAGATATCGGATCCTTCCTGGTATGTGGCGATCTACTCCTACGAGGGAGAGGATATCTTCAACGAGGCGAACTGGTATGAAGCCAATCCTTCGCTGGGCGTGGCAAAAGATATCGAGTCAATGCGGGATGCCGCCAACCGGGCAAAGAACAGCCCGGAGGTGGAATTGAACTTCCGCTGGCTGGATCTGAACCAGTGGGTGACCACCAAGCTCACCAGCTGGATCGATCTGAGCGTGTACGACCAAACCGAGGAGCAAATTCCGGATGAGCAGTTGCTTGGCAAGAAATGCTTCATCGGGCAGGATGCTTCAACAACCACTGACCTTTCTGCGATTGTGCGGTTGTTCCCCCCACAACCAGGGCTGGATCACTGGCATTTCAAAAGTGATGCCTTTATTCCGCGCAATACGCTGCTCGAGCGGGTACGGACGGACCATGTCCCATACGACAAGTGGGAGATGGGCGGATATGTACAGGTGACAGAGGGCGATACGATCGACCACTGGGCGATCCTGGACAAGGTCCTGGAATACCAATCCATGTACGAGGTAGTTGAGCTGGTATCGGATCCGGCTTTCGCGGTCATGCTGACCCAGGCAGAGATGAGAGAGGGGGTCAACGTGGTCACGCAGCAGGGTACCTTTGCGGTGCTGACAGACCCAATGAACACAGTTGAAACGCTGATGCGCTCCGGGCAGCTGACCCATGAACATAACCCGCTTTTGCGGTGGTCCTTTGGGAACGCGTCAATTGCGACCAATGGTTCCGGCTTGAAAAAGCTGGTGAAAGAGACCAAGGGAAAGAGCGTGATCAGGACCAAGAGGATCGACCCTGTGATGGCGCTGGTGCTGGCCATGTGCAGGGCACGGTTCTACAGCCAGGCTGACAACCTCGAGGAACGGATCCTGTCGGAAGGATGGGGCATGTGAAAAAGAACGTGATCAAGGATGCGGTAATAACCCCGATCCCAGCCGAGATGCAGCCTGGCGAGAGCGGCTTCCTGCTTTACTGGCCGCCGATGGCGAGCCTGGGAACCATTACGGTGGAAACCGCAAAGAAACTGTCGACTGTATACCGCTGCATGAACATTTTGAGCGATGACATTGCGGCATTACCCTTCCAACAGTTTGAGCGGTTGGAGCGCGGATCCCGGCGGATCAAGCCGGATGGAAACAGCCGAAATGTGGCATATCTGATCGAGATCGAACCAAACCGCTGGCAGACGCCGTTCGTGTTCAAAAAGCGATTGGTTTTGGACTTGCTGAGCAAGGGAAATGCCTTTGTGTGGCGCCCGGTGAGCTCCTATCCGGAGTTGTTCCATCTGGAAGCTGACAAAGTGCGACCGGTGTTCGATAAGCGGGGTAACCGCTATTACCAGGTGCTGTTTGACAGCGGTGAGGTAAAGAGTATTCCTGATCCTGAGATCCTGCACCTGATGATCAATCCGGATACAAAGGGCGTTTACGGAAGTTCGGTGCTGGGGTATGCCCAGGACACGATCAACCGGCAGATCGGAGCGAATAACTCACGCAACACGCTGATGGGAAACGGATTACTGCCGACCGCCATTCTGAAGGTGAATGGCCAGATCAGCGAAGAAGCACGGAACAAAGTCAAGGACAGCTACCTGAAATCTGCCGCGGATGGGGTGATGGTGCAGGACAATGCCATCCTTGACTTCAAGCAGATAACGATGAACGCGTCCGATGTGCAGTTCCTCGAGAGCATCCAGGCAACTGAGACCGAGATTGCCAACTACTTTGGTCTGCCGCAGTACAAGCTGAATTTAGGCAAGCAATCGTACCAGAGCAACGAACAGCAGCAGCTGGACTACCTTGGAACAACATTGAACCCCTATTTGGTCCAGTTTGAGCAGGGAGCCAGGCTGAGATGGCTGGCGACCGATGAGCAGGATGCAGGCTTTTTCCGATTTGAGCGCAAGGCCTTGATGCAGCTGGACACCAAGACGCAAGCGGATTTCCTGCACACCCAGATCATGGACGGCGTTTATTCGCCGAATGAAGCCAGGGCGATCAACGACCTGGAACCCTATCCAGGCGGAGATCAGCACTACTTCCCTGGCAATATGGCAGTGATCACTGAAAAAGGGCTGATCATGCCCGGTAAGGAGAAGGAATGAGATTGAGCTTACAAGAGAAGAGTAACGCGCTCGACCGCCCACGCACGCTGGCATTTGACACCGCTGGCAGTGGAGAGGTGGAAATCTACTGTTACGGTGACATCATCGACAGCAGCTGGTTCTGGGATCCAGTGAACCCGCCTTTGGGGTATGTGACGCAGGACGCGATGAAGGGCGCTCTGGAGCAGGCTGGAGGAAAGCCGGTTTTGCTGCGGATCCACTCCTCCGGTGGAGACATGCTGACGGCCAGTGCGATCCGCTCGCTGTTGATGTCTTATCCGGGCGAGGTGACATGCCAGATCGATGGGTTGTGCGCAAGCGCTGCGACCTACATTGCGACAGCAGGGTCCAAGGTGCAGATGCAGGACAGCGCTTTTTTCATGATCCATGACCCCTGGACGATCACGATCGGAAACGTGGAAGACCACCGGGTAACGATCAGCATGCTGAAAGAGCTAAAAAAAGGGATCGTTGAAGCGTACATGGCAAAAAGCACGCTCGAGCAAGCTCAGATTGAAAAAATGATGGCAGATGAGACTTGGATGAGCGCCAGGACCGCACTCGAGAACGGTTTCGTGGATGAGATCATCAGTCAGCCGGCATCCGCAAGGGCGGCACTGATGGCAAAAGGATCCCTGCCTGTGATGAATCACGCTTTGAAAGGATACCGCGAGGTACCTGAAGCAGTGAAAGAGATGATGAATGTTCCGGAGGATCCGGCAACCAGCGTGCTGGAAGAGACCTCCGATACAGAGCCCGACCAGGGCGAAATCGAACGCGAGAGAGCCGTCCAGGCGCTGCGCGAAAAATCTAAAAACCTCAAGGAGATGAGAGTATGACCACATTCAAAAGTGCTTACGACCTGGCTCAAAAACGAATCCAGGTTGTAAACGAAAAGGCCCAGGAGATCGAAAATCTGCTGGGTGGCACCGAGGAAGACGTCACGACTGCTCTGGCTCTTGAGCCCGCGCTGGACGAGGCTCAAGCCGAAGCACAAAAGGCGATCGACCTTTACAACAAACTGACCAAGGCTGGCGATCTCGCAGATAGCGCGGCTGGTTTGTTTGTGCCTGTATCCGAGGCAGCTGCTGAAACAAGCGCTGCGAAAACCACCATGACCCGCGAGGCATTCGACGGGATGAATTACAGTGACAAGATCGCGTTTTTGGACCGCGGTGGAAAAGTCACTGAAGAAAAGGAGTAGAAAATGACTGATTCTTTAGCAAGTTTGTTCCCCACCCTCTATGCGGGTATCGCGGAGTTTCCGCGGCGCCAGTTCGGGATGATCCGCGCCGTCCAGGTGGATGGCCAGCTCTCCCGAGCCGCAAAGGGTCAAAGCGTGGTTTGGGATGTTCCGCAGGTTGGTGCCGCAACCGATATTGAACCTGCCGCCACCCTGCCCGCTCCCAGCGCTGATGTGGCCAAAAAGCTGACCTACACAATGGCTGCCCGCAAGGCAGTCCGGATTGTGGTGACCGGTGAGGCTTCAGAAGCAATCGGCGATGCCGGCATGCGGATCCGCCGGCAGAATCAGTATTTGCAGGCGTTTGACACGCTGGCAGCTGGTATCGAGACCTTCCTGGCAGAGACCGCAATCGTCAACGCCAGCCGTGGTTTTGGTACTGCTGACACCGTGCCATTCACGGCATCGACCACCAATTTGGAGTATTTTGCCAAGTTGTGGGGTATCCTGGCACGCAACGGGCGTTCCAACGGCGAGCTCTCGCTGGTGCTGAACACCGCGACTGCCGAGGCGATCCGGGCATACATGAGCATGCTCTGGAAAGCAAACGAAGTCGGAAGCGATGACGCTTTGCGGAACGGGTATCTGACTCGTCTGCAGGGTTTCAACGTGTATGAATCCAACTTCATGCCAAAACACACCAAGGGTGACGGAAGCGGTTACCTGGTTGACGGTGCCCTGACTGCCGGAGCGACCACGATCCACGTGGATACTGGTACCGGCGAGATCAAAGCCGGCGACCTGATCTCGATTGCTGATGAACCAAGCGGATCCAAGTACGTGGTTACCACAGGTATTGACCTGGATACGGCAGCTGACGCTGATATCGTCATCGGGGCACCTGGTTTGATGGGTGCAGCTGCCAATGACAAGGCAATCAGCCTGCACCAGTACACCCCGAACCTGGCCTTCAACCAGTCGGCTCTCGGTTTGGGCTGCCGTTTGCCGGAAATCCCCAAAGAGGGTGATGCCGCCATCGACGCCACCAGCATCCGCGATCCCTACACCGGCTTGGTGTTCGAGATCCGCCGGTATGCGGAATACCGCCAGATCGTGGACGAAGTCTCGATCATGTATGGCGCAATCGTTTTAGACCCGGAAGCAATCGCCATCGGGTTGAGCTAAGGCTGTGATGGCTGACCAGGTAGAGCTGATCCCTGTGACCAAGGATGGATATCGCATGGATGTCCATCCTGACGCCCTTGAAGGTTATTTGAGGACTGGATGGGTAGTCATGGAGACTAAAAAACAGACGGGAGGTGGTCCATCTCTGAAGGACACCACCGCCGAGTCTGGCCAAAAGAAAGCGGCCAAAAAGGCTGAGGTGAAATGAAATGAGCATCCTGACACCGACAGAAGCAGCAACCGTTTTACGCTGTGATACTGATGATCAGAACATGCTGGACCTGCTGGATCCGGTGGACGCATACATAGAAAATGCGACCGGTTGGAAGTGGACCGAGGATGAAGTGATCAATCCGACTGCGAAGGCGGCAGCCAGGATGCTTTTGGTTCAATGGCATGAAAACCCAGCCCAACTGGGAGCTGAGTCGGTACTGAGCTTTGGGCTCAATGCAGTATTGCTGCAGTTGAAGGCTGAGGCGAAGCGACTCACGGATCTTGCGGAGCTGACCACATGAGACTTGGCAATACGATCACCAATCCCGGCGAGCTGCGAACGCAGATCGAGCTGGAGGAAAGGGCCTACCAGAATGACAGCGGTGGATTCCCGCAGATCACGGTTGGAGAAAAGAAAACCGTGTGGTGCCGGTGGATCAACTTGCACGGCAGCGAGGTATGGCAGGCAGACGCGGCAGGCGCCGGAAAGGCAGCGACCGTGCTGCTGCGATACCTGCCTGATTTGAATGAGACCTGGCATGTGCATTACCGCGGAGAGACCTGGGAGATCCGATCGATTGACAACATCCAGGAACGGGATGAATACCTCGAGCTGAAGGTCAGCAGGATCGGAGCCGGCTGATGAAAGCGACCCTGAGCATGCCCAAAGAACTGCAGGAGATGATGGAAACCCTGGCAACGATGGAAACGGATATCAACGAGGTAGCCGGAGAGATGCTGGATGCCGGAGCTGATGTTGCGCTGGCAGGCATGCAGCGGAGGGTGCCGAAACGTACCGGGAAGCTGCATGACAACCTGAAAAAGGGTGAGGTTCAGCGCGACGGGAACGTTTCATTCATTGAAGTCGGTTTGATCGATGTTCCGGGAGAGGTTGTGCGTTACGGCACGGTGCAGGAGTTTGGCTCGAGCAGCGTGAGCGCGCAATCGTTTGAGCGGGCAACGATGACCGAGGACAAAGCTAAGATCCGGAAGGCGATGAAGGGCGTGCTAGCGGAAAGGCTGGGCGAGTGATGCCTACTATCTGGGCAAGGGTGAACAGCGCTTTGAGCGGTTTGGGGGTGAGGACGGCAAACGGCCGCCTGATCCTGAAAACCAAAAACGACCCGTGGCCAGACCGGTATATCACCTACCAGGTGATCGCTGCGGCGCCTGAGGAGCATGTTGACGATCACGAAACAGCACGGAGCTATTTGGTGCAGTTGAATTTGTGGTCACGAAATGGATTTGAGAGCTTCCCCAACGTGGAAGCCGCCATGCTGGCAGCCGGGTTCTTATTCCAGGCTGAAAGAGACATGGAATACAACGACAACACTGGCCATTTTGGCCAGAGCAAGGATTTCCTCTTTTACGAGGAGAAGGGATAAAAATGACGATTGGATCAGGAGAGTATAAGAGCCAGATTGGGCTCGACAAGCTGTATTACGCGCCGATCACCAAGGATGACGCGACCGGGTATACCCCGGGCACACCTGTGGTGCTTGCGCCGGCAGCCAGCGCAAAGCTGAGCACGACCAAGAGCATCAACACACAGTATGCCGATGACGGGGTGTTCGACACGTCCACAGCAGAAGGTGAAACCAAGATCGAGATCGAGGTGACGAACCTACCGCTGGCAACCATCGCGGCATTGACCGGACGGACGCTGAACGCGACCAACGGAATGCTGATCGATGGCGGCGCTGCCAACGCCCCGGATTTTGCCTTGAGTTTCAGGAGCAAGAAGTCGAACGGGAAGTACCTGTACATCCAGTACCTGAAGGGCAAGTTTGAGATCGGCGATGCCGAATATCAGACTTTGGAAAACAACCCGGCGCCCAAGCTGGCAAAGCTGACCTATACCGCGATCGCGACGATCTGGAAATTCACGACCAAAACCGGCGTGACCGAATCGGTCAAGAAGACGAGCGTGGATGAAGATGTGGCGGCATCGGCAGCGCTGGTGTCCGGCTGGTTCACCCAGGTGAATGTACCGGCAACCCCGGTGTAAAGTGCAAGCCAATAAAGGCGGGATGGTATTGCAGGGGATGCCATTCCGCCTTCCATACTGCCCCATACAGGAGAAATGATGACAAAGTTCGCAATTGAACTGATCATGTACGACGAGGATAGTGAGCCAAAAACAACCTACCGGCAGAGCTTTGTACCCTTCCGTCTGCTAAAAGAGGCGGTCAAACTGCAAGAGTTTGTGACCGACCTGCAGGATCCTCAAAAAATGAATCCAGAAACGATCGACAATCTGGCGGATTTCGTAGTGGCGTTCTTCGGCAACAAATTCAGCCGGGAAGAGCTGATGGACGGCGCTGAGATCTCGGAAGTGATGACGGTGATCAAGCAGATCGTTGCCAAGATCAACGGTGACGCAAACCCTACGATCCCTCCGGTGGAATAGAACCGGAGGATGAACGGAGCATGCTGGAGGTGCTGCTGGACATGCAAATGACCCTGATCAAGGTATTTGGATGGTCCCTGGCAGACATAGACCGGACGGACGCGGTGAGCCTGTTTGATTTGATGAGGCACATTGGCAAGGTTCCGGAACCGAAGAAGGTTTTTGCAGATGAAGTGGAGTGGTAATGGCAGGTAGCGGAGATTCACTCAGTTCCAGCATGTCGCTGGACTCAACCGATTTCAAGACCGGGATTTCTGCTGCCAACCGGGAATTGAGGTTGTTGGAAAGCGGGTTCAAAGCATCCACAGCTTCGATGGGGGACTGGAGCAAGAGTTCAGATGGATTGCAACAACGGATCCAAAGTTTGAACTCTCAAATGGAGATCCAGGAGCGAAAGGTCAAGGCGACCAGTGAGGAGTACAAAAAGGTTGCTGCTGAAAAAGGTGCAACGAGCCGCGCTGCGCAAGAGCTGGAAATCAAGCTGAACAAAGAGACTGAAACCCTTGGGAAAATGCAGAAGGAGTTGAATGACTCGACCCAGGCGCTGGATAAGATGGGTGATGAATCCGACGGAACCTCCAAACAAGTAGACAAGGTCGGAGACGCCTCGAAGAAGTCGGAAAAAGAGGCGAAGAAATTCGGCGATACCCTGAAGGATCTTGGCAAGGGGGTAGGGAACGTCCTTGGAGGAGTAGGCAAGGCAATCGCCGCAGTTGGCGCGGCTTCAGTGGGAGCTGTGGCAGGACTGACGGCAATGGTGACAAAATCAGCAGATGCAGCCGGCGAACTGGTGGACATGTCGGCGCAAACAGGATTGACGATCACCCAGCTCCAGGAGCTGGATTACGTAAGCACCCTGCTTGGGTTGGATGTGGAAACGATCACGAAAAGCATGGGGAAGTTCACGAATGTAATCGAAGGCGCCAAAAGTGGTGTTGGGCCAATGGCAGAGGATATGGCAATGCTGGGCGTCTCGGTGACGGACAGCAACGGGGTCTTGAGGGACTCGAATGAGGTCTATTTTGAAGCCTTGAATGCCCTGGGCAAACTTGAAAACGAAACACAAAAAGAAATTATTGCACAGAATTTATTTGGTAAGAGTTACCAGGAACTGATCCCGCTGATCAACACCTCAGCTGATGAGATGGACGCGCTGAAAACCGAAGCCCATACAATGGGGGCGGTGATGGAAGAGGACGCGGTGAAGGGGCTGGAGAGCTTCGGTGATGAAATTGATTCGCTCAAAATGGGCGCAAAGGGGATGATGGGGACGATCTCGGCGGCGATGCTGCCAACCTTCCAGGGTATGACGGGAATGGCGAAGGGTTGGATGGGAGAGCTTGCCGGGATACTTTCCGGATCAGACGGAAATATGAGCGAGGTCGGCCCACAGCTGGGAAAATTGCTTGGGACGATCTTCACGGATCTGGCCGGAAAGGCACCTGGAATGGTGAAACTTGGGCTGGGGCTGATCCAAGGCTTGCTGACAGCGCTGCTCGCGGCGATGCCGAACCTGATCCCGGCAGCGATCGGGATCGTGACGACCCTGATCGAGGGAATATCGTCAATGGCAGCGCAATTGCTGGAGGCGGCGCCGGAACTGATCATGCAGCTGGTGAACGGATTGGTGGAGGCACTGCCTGAGATTGTCAAGTCGGGTACGGATGTGGTGCTGGCGCTGGTAGCGGGGATCGGGGAGCTCCTGCCGAAGCTAATCCCGGCAGCCGTTGAGATGATCGTGACGATCATAACCGGGATAGCAGGCGCAATGCCGGAGCTAATGACGATGATCGCGAAGATCATCCCGGAAGTGGTGATCACGCTGATCGAGAACATGCCTCTTTTGATTGGTGCAGCGCTCGAGCTGATCGTGGCTTTGGTGGATGGACTGGTGAAGGCACTACCGGTACTGGTTGGCTATATACCGGAGATCATCGTGGCGATTGTTGGAGCACTTGTGCAGTCATTGCCGATGATCGTCAACTCCGGGGAAAAAATCATCGAGAGCTTGATCAACGGAATCAAAGGGTTGTTCTCGGCATTGCGAGGCAGCGGATCAGATGCGATTAAGAATGTCGTTGATGGAATAGGAACATGGTTGGGATCGATGGGGGTAAAGGGAAGAGAGCTTATGACCAAATTAATTGATGGGCTCAAAGGATCAATAGGCAATATCAGGGAAATTGGCAGAAGTATCGTTGAGGGCCTTTGGCAGGGAATTTTGAATAGTTGGGCGACATTAGTCGAAAATATCAAAGCGAAGTTTAGAAGCCTCTTTTCAAATATCAGAGAACTACTGGATATCAATACCCCTTCCAAGGTCTGGGCAAGGGGAATTGGTAGCCCTATCGCAGAAGGTATAGGAGTTGGTTTTTTGAATGAAATGGATGCGGTGGAACGCTCAATGCGAAAGACAGTCGCGGGGCTGATGCCGGCAATGGAAGCAGGAATTACTGAGTTGGGTCTGCAGCCTATTTTTGCAGGTGTTGGGCAAGCAAGTACTACGGAGAGACAACCAGTTACGATCAATGTCAACCCGAGTGAACCAATCGATTATGAACTATTGGCAAACAAGGTTGCCAGGAAAGTGGCAGAGGGTTGGTAATGGGCAGTAACTTGACATTTGTTTTCGGTGGCGTAAGGATAGATCTCAATGATCGAACAAGTTTGTTCCTGCAGTCCGGATATTTTCCGACAATCGATGTTAAAGCAAAAACAGTAACCGAATCTGTAAAAGTCCAGCTTCGAGGCTCAATCTCAGCGGTCATTCAAAACCTGAACCAATGGTTTGAGATTGCCAGGTCAGATGATCCGGCTCAGGAAAAGCTATACCTGGAATATAAAGTTGCTGAAAGTGAAACCGCCTGGAGAAGTCGGGTTTATAACGGGGCAGTCTCATTAAGCAGCGCTGTAGGCAGGGAATACCAACGCGGCAGGGTAAATGTGGAGATCTCCTTCGAACGGGATCCGTTTTGGGAAGGACCGGAAACGACATTACCAATAGGCAATCTAAACTCAACAAATCCAACACGGGTGTTTAATGCAAATGATGGCGTTGGTACGGTTCCAGATAAAAGGATTAATTCCGCTTATGTGACGGCGAATATGATTCTTGGAGATTTGCCAACACCCGTGAAGTTGACGATCGAAAATTTATACACGAAATCACTTGGGCATTTGTGGATCGGGATGAACAAGACACGCCCAAACTGGAACAGCGGTTGGATGCTTGAAGCAGAAAGCGCCATTGGTATCACACCTGTGACGTCCAATGGAGCCAGCGGCGGAGCGGTTGCCCAGGGTCAAATGACTTACGGTTCCGCCAATGCAATTTTGCGATGGGAAATATCAGATGCCCTGATATCAGCCATGAGAGGGCAACGGTTGAGGATGCTATTGCGAGCATATTACACCGGTGCCTACCCCAATTTCAAGTACAAATTGAAGATCGTCTCCGGAGTTACCATGCTTTGGGAAACGGATTGGATCCGTGAATCAGAGACCTATGCCAGAAGTTGGCTGGATATGTTTGAATTCCGTATGCCACCCTGGCTGGAAGGGAAAGATAATTTATCGGGACTAATCTTGGAACTTTGGGCAACACCGACAACCGCTGGGACATGGACCTGGGCATTTGATGATGTGATGCTGTTCGCAGAAGACGGATTTGTCAACCTGGACACAACTGTGGTACCAGGTGGAAAGCTGGTCATTGATGGGGATAATGGCTGGAGTGAAGATGCAGCTGGGAAAAAAGTGGCCTTACGCAAGATGATCGGATCGTTAATACTGACTCCCAGGGCATTCCACTTATTCTACTTCGCAATGCATGGCACCATAATGGATAGTGCGCCTATTGACTTTTTACTTGGAGTGAGCGGCACCTATCGACCCCGCAGGTGGTCAATATGAGACAAGTCAGATTCTTACAAAGGAATTTGATTTCCGAACAGGTTCTTCCTGCGGGTCTCAATGTTGAGGTGAGCCGTTTCACCAAAACGGTTTTTGGGGGATGTGACAAAGCAGAAATCGAGATAACCGGAGAGCCTGAGAGGCTTTTTGAGTTGATCAACTACTTACGGGATGGTGTGGAGATTTATGATGGGAACGGGAATCCTGTGTGGTGGGGGTACGTGCAGCGCGTCGAGATCCCGCATGACAAGGTTCAAATTGTTGTAGACCTGGACGAAATGAGCAATAAGGTCGCAGTTGCCTACAACCTGATCTCAGCTGGTGGAAATACGGTTGGGATAAGGGGCACATCACCTTGGGCTATGGATGAAGATTCGATCGCGAAATATGGAACAAAAGAGCTGTTAGAAAGCGGGGGCTCCATGAACGCGGTTGAGGCGTTCTCAATGGCAACGCGGCTGCGAAATGAATTGAGCTTTCCGAGGGTCTATGTCGTTTCTAATCAGCAGAAGGCGACAGCTAGGATCGAATGCTATGGATGGTGGCATACTCTTGGGTGGCGTTATTGTTTCGTTCCAACTGAACTCGCGCTTTCATTCCAAACAATTGGGAATGGTTCTGTTGCCCTGCTCGACGGTGTGAAAATAGCCCAAAGCTTTACCGTAACCTCGGATATCAATCTCGCTGAAGTGGGGGTCCATGTGAAGAAAGTCGGCGGCGCGGGGGATATCAATATCGAGTTATGCCCAGTTGGTGTGGATGGGCTACCTGGGAGCAGTATACGCAGCGCGACTATTAATGCAGCCGGTATCAGTTCAATATCTGAATGGGTCAAAGCAGCATTTTCAGAAACCATTCTCCTAAGCCCAGGTGAACATTACTTTTTGACATTTGAGTCAGCATGGTCAAATGAAACCAGTTATCAGATCATTACTATTGACCCAAATAATGGCTATGGGGGCGGTAAATTCTTTGAACTTCTTGAAACCGTCTGGACGGAAACGGCAAAGGACATGCCCTTCAGGCTCTATAACAACGTGCTGACTGAGACATCGCAACAGATTCAAAACTACCTTACCGACTCAGGACAATTCTTTTCAAGGGTTTTTATCAATGACCGCAGCGGATTGTATTCTGAGAGTTACCGGAATGGAGATACCACGACTGTTACAGAAGCAGAGGATTTGCTTTCGATCGGGACCTCAGACTACCTCCGATTGTTGGCGCGCGTCAACGTTGACAGGTCGGTTGAAGTCTGGGAGGAGCCATCAGAACCTCTCAGCCCCGCCGTTGAAATCCGCTCTGATAACAAGCTCTACTACAGAACGGGAGCGCCTGCTGAGGAGAATTTTGACCCCACCGGCAAATGGATCTCGATAGAACCAATTCTTTTGGGGGTAATTGAAAATACAACGTTGCTGGGAACGAAAAACTTCTTCTGCGATGGGGCGGAATGGAGCAAAGACGGAATGCAGATGAGACCAGCTAATTGGAAAAACCCTCTCAACCTAAGGATCATTAATGGCTAACCGAGATAAATTGACTCACCTAATGAAAAAGGCAGCTCCATTTATTGCCAATGTTTCAGGGGATGTAAATACGGAAACAGTAGACCAGGACATTCAAGCGATCCTGATAGCTCTTGAAATCCACAAGCAGGGGGGTGATCATGACCCGTATGATCATACCTGGGACGGTATCAATATATTCAAAAAAGTTGTTCAGTTCACCAATCAATTGGCAATAAACCATGACGATGACGGGTCGGATGCTTTTTCATTGTTTTGGGATGGACTTATAGCAGGGACAACCAAGCCATTTCGCCCAGCTGAACTAATCATCAACCGGATAAGTGAGACAGCCCCAGAAACTACTTTTGCAGGAATGGTATGGATAGATACAAATGCCTAAGATAAGCGTAATTACACCACTGCACGAAAAAGGAAATCAATATATAGAAGAGGCATTGGCTTCTCTGCATGCACAAACTTTTCAGGATTTTGAATGGATCATCCTTCAGAACAATGGTGGCAAGGCTCCTGAGTCAGTTATCGAATATGAGAAGGCGATGCTCTTCAGCAAGTCCGGAGAAGACAAGATCGGGGCTCTCAAACATCTCGCTTGTCATTACGCCCAGGGAGAGATCATTGTTGAACTGGACGCTGATGATCGGCTTACCCCGGATGCCCTTGAAGTGATCAGTAAGGCGTTATGTAACGAAAAAGTGTTTTTCTATTCTGAGTGTTACGAACTCAATCAAGATGGATCTCCTTACCTTTACAGTGAGTACTACGGATGGGAGCAGGCTGAAACAGATGGTCTGAAATACAACAAGAGTTTTCCTGTGAACCCTTGCTCCATTCGGCAGATCTTTTGGGCACCCAACCACGTTAGAGCATGGACTAAGAAAGCCTACGATGCGATTGGTGGGCATGATAGCACGCTCGAAGTCGGAGACGATCACGATCTAATTATGAGATTCTATATCGAGTACGGTGAAGGAGGCTTCGCCTTCCATCCTGAACCGCTGTATATATATCGAGTTCATCCGGACAACACCTTCCAGGGAAAAGCGACCAAGATTGCTGAGCAGAGTTGGCAGAACTATCACAACCACATGCACAAGATCTTATTGCGATGGACCGAAGACAATAAGACTTTAGCCCTGGATCTCGGCGGTAGGTTCAACCAGGCAGAAGGAATGAAGACAGTAGATCGCTTCCCTCCATGCGATTTCATGTTAGACCTCTCTCTAAACAACCAGTTTGGTTGGGGTGCAATCCCAACGAACAGCGTGGGTTACATCCGAGCTTTTGATTTCGTAGAACACATGAAGGATCCCATCCAGTTTATGAACCAGGTCTACCGTGTCCTGGCTCCTGGTGGTTGGCTAAGGATCGCAGTACCCTCTACCGATGGGCGTGGCGCCTTTCAGGACCCAACGCATGTAAGTTTCTGGAACCTGAATAGTTTCTGGTACTACGCCAACGAGCAGTACGCCAAGTACATTCAGCCTGATTTCTTTGGCAGGTTCCAGATTTCTCAGTTAGTTCAAGATTTTCCTACAGAATGGCACAAAGAAAACAATATCCCTTATGTCCATGCAGATCTGATCGCCCTAAAAGATAACAAGGCCATCGGAGAGAGCCTATGGCCACGCTAAAAATACGGAACGAAGCCAACGATGGTTGGTATGAATTCGGGCATCAAGGCGCCCAAGGATACCAAGGCCATCAAGGACCCCAAGGCGATCAAGGCCTTCGGGGTTTTCAAGGTTATCAGGGTGACAGAGGTTATCAAGGATATCAAGGCAATCAAGGCGGTGAAGGACCGCAAGGACAGCAAGGCCCAGTAGGATCACAGGGCGCACAAGGTGGCCCTGGAGCTCAAGGATACCAGGGCAATCAAGGTTCCACTGGCAGTACCGGTACACAAGGCCCAGTTGGAGATCAAGGCCCAGTCGGTGACACCGGGCCACAAGGTGCGCCAGGCGCTCAAGGACCTTCTGGAGCACAAGGTGATCAAGGCGTACCTGGCCAGCAAGGCGCCACAGGTAATGCAGGTCCGCAAGGAACTACAGGCGCACAAGGTCCCACGGGCCCACAAGGTAATCAAGGCTTGACTGGTGCTCAAGGAAGTACTGGCAGTATAGGCCCACAGGGTTATCAAGGAAATCAGGGATCAGCAGGAGCTGATGGAACTGATGGAGCACAAGGTCCCATTGGTGAAACCGGAGCTCAAGGCGCGACAGGTTCCCAGGGAGCACAGGGAGTTCAAGGATCTACAGGAGCAACTGGAAGCCAAGGCCCACAGGGAGATACTGGTGCGGCTGGTAGTACTGGCACACAAGGCCCTCAAGGTGAGCCTGGCTCACAAGGTGCTACAGGTAATACTGGAGCCACTGGCCCACAAGGCGCACAGGGGCCTCAAGGCCTACAAGGATTGCGCGGTTATCAGGGATATCAGGGTAGACAAGGCTATCAAGGTACACAGGGTTCAACTGGAGCTACCGGAGCCCAAGGCAGTACAGGCTCCACTGGCCCACAAGGATTGGCAGGAGCTGAAGGCCCACAAGGGCATCAAGGTTATCAGGGTGCCACCGGTAATCAAGGCGCACAAGGCGCAATGGGCCCGGAAGGTATTGTTTGGCGTGGAGATTGGACAACAGCGACAGCCTACAATCAGGATGATGCTGTTCATTATGATGGAGATAGCTATATCTGCTTGACTGGTCATACTTCAAGCACTCCTCCTCCCAACGCCAACTGGTCTATGCTGTCCCAGGAAGGGGCTATCGGCCCCCAAGGACCGCAAGGGTTGGCAGGAGCACAGGGGCCTACTGGCCCGCAAGGCAATCAAGGTGCTGTAGGTGCGCAGGGCAGTACAGGTGCGCAGGGCAGTACAGGTGCACAAGGTAGTCAGGGCGCACAAGGTTTGCAAGGCTTGAAAGGTTCACAAGGAGACCCTGGCGATCAGGGCGAGACAGGCCCAACTGGTCCACAAGGAAACCAAGGATCACAAGGCAACCAAGGGGCGACAGGCTCAACAGGTGCAACTGGTCCCCAAGGTAATCAAGGTGCAGTTGGTACTCAAGGTGCGACAGGCGCACAAGGTACTCAAGGCGCGACAGGCGCAACAGGTGCACAAGGCCCCACTGGCTCTCAAGGCGCGACAGGTGCAACGGGCGCACAAGGCCCCACTGGTTCACAGGGTGCAACAGGATCAGCAGGAGCTCAAGGCCCTCAAGGAGAAGCTGGAGCCACTGGCCTCACTGGCCCACAGGGTAATCAAGGTGCAATTGGAGCACAGGGTCCCACGGGCCCACAAGGTACGCAGGGCGAGACCGGACACCAAGGCGCGACTGGACCACAAGGCAACCAGGGAACAACTGGCGCACAGGGAACAACCGGCCCGCAAGGGAACACTGGTGCTGAAGGCCCACAAGGCACACAAGGCCGGCAGGGAACTCAGGGCATGACCGGAGAGACTGGTCCGACTGGTGCTCAGGGAAACCAAGGTTCAACTGGCCCTCAAGGATTTCAGGGTAACCAGGGCACTCAAGGACCGATTGGTAATCAAGGGCCTACAGGACCGCAAGGACAGCAAGGTGCGACTGGACCGCAGGGAGATCAAGGCGCACAAGGGTTACTTGGTGATGTACTCGCACATGTGGTGACGATTGGCAACCAAGGTCACCTTCAAGCAGGCTCCAATTATCCATATATACGTATGGATTACCAACGGCTATCTGGATACGTCGCTGAAAATGATTACTACTTTGCTTTGGGCAACCTCGTAAACTACTTTGGAGTAGGTTTAGGGACAGGAAACAAGTGGGGGTTTGGCCTTGGCGATTATAATGCCGGCCAATACCTACTTTACTTGAACAGCATGCTCAGAATCTATGGAGAAATACACGCAACAAGCGGTGAACTTGGCAATCTTGATGTGACTGGCGATCTTACCGTAACCAGTGGTAGTGTCATTGCAGGTGAAGGGAATGTAGTTGTCGACGATGATGGTATCGCGATCCAATCTGCTATTGGTGAGGCATACGAAGCCCCATTGTCACTAAAATTCAAAGATTTGGCATACAGTGGATTCACTCAAGGCAATATCTGGGCAGGTGTAGCCACTGGTATGATCCAAACAAGAAGGCTCCTCATAGAATCAAAAACGGATAATCCATACTATGGTTCTTCGATCGCCCTTATTGCATACAAAACTGAAGAGCCAAGTATTGACGACGCAAGTCTATATATAAGTTCAAAAGTGGGAACGACAGGCCAATCTTTTATCAGACTTCAAGCGTCTAAAACCCAGGTCGAAGGTAGTCTTGTAGATGAAAGCGACGTTGCCTATCTAAAATCCACGCAAAAAGCCGCAGATTCCGACAAGCTCAACGGGCAACTGGCAAGTTATTATGCTCTTGCGAGTCACCTTCATACTGGCACTTATATACCTCTCAACAACTTTGCAGGTTTTTCGAGCACACTCACAGGATGGGTTGCAACTCCGGTCCAACAGTTTACTTATGTTGTGATTGGAAAATTACTTCTAATGGCTTTTTATGCGACAGGAACATCCAACGCAACTTCAGCTAGAGCAACTTTACCCGCTGGAATAACGGGGGCTACACAGGGCGTATCGCAATATCTTCCATGCAGAATTACAAATGCAGGAACGGTTCAAGCTACGCCAGGAATGGCAGTGTTGGCAAGCAATGGGACATATATTGATTTCTACTTGAATTTTGCAGGTGCAGCCTTTACTAACTCAGGCACAAAAACAATCATTGGGACCTTTGCATGGATTATCAACTAAAGAGATGAGCACAGACATGGATTATCCATTCGGCATTGACATTAGCAAACACCAAGGCGTGAATGACTACGCCAAAATAAAAGCGAATGCAGCTTTCGTGTTCGTCAAAGCAACCGAGAGTTGGGGCTACGTTGATCCGAAGTTTGATAGCAACTGGCAGGGGCTGGCTGGGCATAGGCGAGGTGCGTACGTTTACGTTTATCTTTCAGAAGACCCGTTGCGTCAAGCGAACCATCTAATTAACACAGTAAGAAGAGCAGGTGTTGATTGGAGGCATGACCGATTGGTTCTCGACCTTGAAAAGAGCGGACATGGATTATCGAAAGCAGAGGTCGCAAGAAGGGTGCTCATTATGATGGAGCGCATAAAGGAAGTCACTGGTAGATACCCGATTCTGTATTCTCGTGCATCTTGGGTCGACGATAATATGCTTGTCACAGACCCCCGAATTGCAAATGCCGATTGGTGGCTGGCGAATTACCTGAAACGCAGACCGGCGCCATTGTTCACGCCGGAGCATGCCGGTCCGCCGTTGCTGCCGAAGGGAGTGAGCACATGGCTGATCCATCAGACCGGAGAACGCGGAAATGGCAAGGCGCACGGGGTTGCGAGCTATTACGTGGACCAAAACCGCTGGAACGGGACAGAGGAGTCCGTTTTGGCTTATTTTGGGCTTGCAGAGCAAACGCCGGAACCAGAACCAGAGCCGGAAAAGGCGCTGTTCGATGCCAGGGTGATTGATATCTCTCCGGACCGATTGCGGGTCAGGCCTGCTCCGGGGTCGGATAAAATCCTTCGGTATTTGAAATCCGGAGATGAAGTCGGCGTATTTGAACAGGTGCCAGTGTGGGATCGCGTTGCAAGAGGAGAATGGGTTATGGATAAGTATCTGCAGCGAGTGGTGAATGAGGGCGATGACCGCAACCTGCTGCCTGTGCCGCTCTGGAATCAGCGGGATCCGCGTTGGGAATGGCTGAAAATGGGGCAGAGCTGGATCACGCTCGGGCAACAGGGCTGCCTGGCTACGGTCACAGCCGCCTGCCTTTCGCTGCTGCTCGGCAGGGATGTTACCCCATTGGAATACGGCCAGTTGTTGAACGAGAAAACGGGGTATCTGCCGCCGACCAACCGTATGTACTGGCAGATGCCGAAAATCCTGTACGGAACGCCACTGGTGACATGGAAGGGATTCAACAACGGCGAAGGCTGGGAGAGCACGGTGCAGGGACTGCTGGACCAGGGGTTGCCGGCGCTTGGGAGGGTGGATATGCTTCCAGGGGCAGGATATCTGCAGCACTGGATTGCGTTTTTGGGAAGGACCAGCAGCACCTGGTGGATACTCGACCCGTGGTATGGGATTGTGGCAGCACTGGGTGCAAGATATGACAAAGTTTACCACGTAGCGGCATACGGCAGACCTTGATAGAAAAAGCAAAGTAACCGACCCTTTCCGAGGAGAGGGTCGGTTTGTTTATAGCAGATGCTATATTAACCTATAGCATCTGCTATATTTATCATCAAAGTCCCCAATTTGTAACAGGGCTGGCACGACGGTGAGCCGCCTGGATATCCACCTGGGCGATGGACAGGTAACGCTTGACCATGTCCAGGGTGGAATGGCCAAGGATCCGTTGCAAAGTGTAGATATCGCCGCCATTGCGCAGGAAGTTGATGGCAAAAGTGTGCCTGAAACGGTGGATGGTGGGGTCCTGTACCCCTGCCCTCTCTCCAAGGCGATAGATCGACTTGAGGAAGTTATCCCGATGGATTGGGGTGCCATTGACAGTGGCAAAGGCGGGCGAGTTGATCAACATTTCCGGGCGGGTCGAAAAATAAGTCCAGAGCACCTGTGAGGTTCTGCTCGAGACAGGTATCTGGCGCTCTTTCCTTCCTTTCCCCAGGACAATGATGTTCTTGTTGCGCAGATCCACATCTTTGAATCTGAGACCGCAATATTCGCTCGCGCGGATCCCGGTGTCAAGAAGCAATAGCAGACTGGTTTTGAGGCGCAATCCTTCTGGCAGATCTGCGGCTGTCTCGCGGGATCCAGGGAGCATGTATGCCTTGGATTTCTGGCAGCTGGCCAGCATAGCTTTGATATCTGCTTCAGTATAGGGCACTATGGCCAACTCGTCGGGCCTGGGTGGTGTATATTGTTGCGGCACTTTCTCCTCTACCAGCTTTTGTTGGTATGCCCAGGTCCAGAGAGCGGATAGCCCGGTGTGATAGTTTCTCAGGGTCTTTTTCCTGAGGTGTTGGTACTGGCTGATGAAACCAGCGACCTGGTCAACATTGATCTGGTTGATCAGCAGATCATCGCCAAGGAAAGCCTGGAACTTGCGAAATGTGTTGAAGTAGTCCTGCAGCGTGTGGGGGGAAAGCTTTGGTTCTGCGAAGAGAATATAACCTTCGAGTGCCTGGGTAAGCGTAAGTTGTTTCAT